GGCCCGCCTCTCACTAATACTGCTGGCGTGGAACTGCAAGGCTTTCCGGGGTCAACTACAGTGCCAACAAGCCCCGGACACGCCAGCTTTAATACTGCTGGCGTGCTAAGCGTGCATGCTACGTCTGCATGCGACACCATGCACTAATAGTCCCATTGCCCTCGTGAGGGGGCCCGGAACTGGTTGCACGGGATTGTCCGGACCCTAAGTGCGTAAACAGACCAGTCACGCCAGCATATGCGACGGTAGCTCAATTGGCAGAGCATTGGTTTTACTAGTTGTCCAAGAGTTGCAGGTTCGAATCCTGCCCGTCGCTGTGGTGAACGTTCCCGGCGGGAACTGTGGTCATGAGCCGACCAGAGGCGGCGTATGCCTGCCCCGCCGGGAGTGATTTAAGAAAGGGAAACTATGACCACTTCAGAACACGAGTACAACCCGAACATAGTATGGCCTACAGATCCGGCCCAACGGGATATGTTGCTGGCGGAACAAGAGACGCGAAAGGGCAAAGATGAACGAGACAAGCGAAACAACTGAACTGGCAGCTGTAGACGTGGCCATGGAGGAACTTGAAGTTCTTCTGGCCGACGCCAACCGAGAGGCGCAGGTCGAGACCAACTGGCTTGCCCCGTGGTATCTGCGAAAGATGGCGGAACTGGAAGCGGCTGAATCGCTGATTAAAGAACAGTCCAAGCGCATGCTTGCCCAAGTTGCTGCACGGCGCAAAGCTCTTGAATACCAGTGGGGCCAAGCGTTCAAGGCACAAGTGGATGCGGACCTTGCCGAACAGGGCGGGAAGAAAAAGAGCATCGACTACATGACGGGGCGGGCTGGATACCGTTCCTCTGGTGGTAAGCCTCAAATCGTTATCGAAGATGAAAATGCCGCAATTGAAGCTGCGGAAATGGCATGTCCTGATGCAATCAAGCGAACCATCATCAAGAGCGTACTTCAAGCCTATGTCGAATCCACAGGCGAAGAGATACCGGGAACCAAACTGATAACAACGCCGAAGGTAGAACACTTCTATCCGGCACTGACATACATGGCGCTAACAAAGGAAGGCGACAATGTTTCACAAAGCGAATAAGACAATGAGCAGATTGCGGCTTGGGCTGTGCGGCCCTGCGGGAAGCGGCAAGACATATACCGCGCTATCTGTTGCATCGGTACTTGGCACAAAGGTTGCCGTTCTTGACAGTGAGCATGGAAGCGCCAGCAAGTACGCCGATGAATTCTCGTTTGACACCTTCACGCCTACTGAATTCAGTCCACAAGTCTACATGGACGCGATCCATGCAGCAGAGAAGGGCGGATATGACGTTCTAATCATCGACAGTCTTTCCCATGCATGGAGCGGAACTGGCGGCGTGCTTGAGCAGGTGGACAACATTACAGCCCGGAGCAAAAGCGGCAACGCTTTTTCTGCCGGGTGGCGAGAGGTGTCACCACTGCATGCCAAGATGGTGGACGCCATTGTTGGGGCGAAGATTCACATCATAGCCACGATGCGCACAAAGACTGAATACGTGGTCGAGAAGGACGAACGCGGACGTTCGATACCGCGTAAGGTGGGGATGGCCCCGGTGCAGCGGGACGGCATGGAATACGAGTTCGACGTTGTCTGTGATATGGATTGGGAGCACAAGATGGTAGTTACAAAGACCCGGTGCAAATCGCTTGATGGGAAGGTGATGTCCAAGCCGGGCAAGGAGTTTGCCGACACACTGAAGGCATGGTTGACTGATGGCGTGGCTGCCGGGCCTGATACAACAACTCCGCCGCCCCCACAACAACAAGCCCCGAAAGCCGCACCCAGATCGGATGCCAAACCCAAGGCTAAGACCCGCTTTGACATCACCGTTGAGAACGCAGTCAAGGCTCAACATAGGGGTGGGCAGATATCGGACGCCGACATTGAAATCATCCGCCAACAAGTCTTTTCCGCTGGATACAAGACGCCCGAGGCTGCATGCAAGTTTGCCAGCCAAGCCACGTACGAACTCATCAAGGATGATGGCGACTTGGTTAAGGGCGTCAAGATCGTCATCCCTCAAACCCAGGACGCACAAGAAGCCGAGCAAGTTGCAGCATTGGGATAATTCAACATGGCACGGAAGCCAGCAAAATTCGTGATGCAGAAGCAGGGCAATCGCCTTATCGCCGCCGGCGATCTCCAGCAACGCATGTACACCGCGTTCGTATCTGGCCTGCCTGATGGCGCAGTATTCACAGTCACTATATCTGAACATAGGCAACCAAAGAGCCTTGCACAGCTTGGGTACTGGTATGGCGTGTTGATGCCATTTGCTGAGCAGGAATTCAGGGCACAAGGCTACAACACCTTGGCCACCCTTGAGGTGGATCTTGAAACCAACTCCGCAACTATGGATATGACTTTTAAGCATCTGTTTCAGCATGCCACGCAGAGCATCATCGTGCCCAAAAAACGAGTGATGTCAGTTGATGAAATGAGCCACCTGATAGATTTCACAGTTACATACTTAGCCAAAAAACTAGGGGTATGCGCCCCGCAACCGGAGCATGATATATGCCTAACTTCAACAAAGTAATTCTCGTCGGCCACCTGACGCGCGATCCAGAACTTACCTACACAAAAAACCAGACTGCAATTTGCAAGTTTGGCTTGGCCGTCAACCACAAGCACGGCGAGCGCGAGGAAGTATGTTTTGTCGATGTCACCGCATGGGGGAAACAGGGCGAAGCGGTCCAGAAGTATCTCCACAAGGGTGACTGCCTGCTTGTTGAAGGCCGGTTGACCTTTGAGCGGTGGACCGACAAAGAGGGCGGCAACCGAAGCAAACATAGCGTCACCATGACAGCGATGTCGTTTATGGGCAAGGCTGGCGAGCAGAAACAAGAGAAACAGCAGACACACGAGCCGGAACCGCAAGCCGAGTGCCCGCCTTACGACCCGGAACAGCCGGACGACATTCCGTTTTGACCAAACATAGGGAAAGGGTTCCTGATGATTCGCATAACCACAGAAGGGCCATGCAATACATGTTTTGGCGTTGGCAAAGTGCTGGAAGCCTACGCGACTGATGGGGTGTTTGAGGGGGTTTGCAGCAGTTGCCATGGCACAGGTCGCAGGGAGTATGTGACCACTGTTCCAGGCGACAAATTCATCATCGATGAAGTAGTAGGGGAGGGCAAGCTATGACCGTGATCGGAGGCTGCTTAGGCGACAGGGTATATATCAAGACGCGCAAGGCAAAACGGGTAATCATAGGGGTTCAAGAGTTCTGGGATTACTCATCAGCAGAATTGACTCCCTACGCCGCACGCAAGCTCGCCCAGGCCCTGCTTGCGGCTGCAAACAACATAGATGGCGAGTCAACCACGGAAAAGGGGCGGTAATGGCTACTCCAATAAAACCAATTGAGTTCTTTGTGCCCGGTATCCCCAAGGCACAGCCTAAGCACCTTGGCCAAGCGCGTGTGTATGAGGCTGGAACGGCGGAAGCATGGAAGGGTGCGGTTGCTCTGGCGGCAAAGCCACATCTTCCTAAAACGCCACTTACTGGCCCGTTAATGGTATCGCTAATTTTCTGCATGCCACGGCCTAAATCTCACTACCGAACGGGGAAATATAGCGGCGAAGTAAAGCCAGACGCGCCAGATTGGCACACATGTAAACCAGACCGTGACAACCTTGAAAAGGCTGTGCTTGATGTATTGACGCGTATTGGGATGTGGAAGGACGACGGGCAAGTATGTGATGGGTCCGTTACCAAGATATACGGCTTTCCGCCCGGCCTTCTGATAACGATTAGGATGACGCGAAGTAGCGCGCCTGTTACTTGCCGCATGGACAGCGGATATTAAGCGACAGTTGTACAAGGGTTTGGAATTGCCGCTTGAGTTGGAACCGAACACGGAAGGAAAATAATGCGAGACCACATAACCATAGTCCTTACTCTGCCACCAAAAGAACTAAGCCCCAACTGGCGTGGACACTGGGCGCGGAAAGCTAAGGCCGTGAAAGCATATCGTGCCCAAGCGTGGTCAACTGCGTTGTCCGCGAGCAAATACCGCGCACCTAAGTGGAGCACTGCCACAGCGCAAGCGACCTTTTACCATGCAACCAACCATCGTCGAGACGCCGACAACCTTCTTGCAAGTTTGAAGGCCGCGTTTGATGGTATCGCATCTGCCGGGGTAGTCGCCAACGATTCAGGCATAACCCACATGCCAGTAGTGCGGCTGATCGACAAGAAGCTCCCTCGCGTTGAGATACGAATCGAGCGTGGAGCATGAAGAAAACCCCATTACGCAAGGTCCGCAAGGGCGCTACAGCAGCAATGAAGCGCACGGCTGATGCACTATGGCGCAAGTATGTGCTGTTAAAGTACCCACGGTGTTTATGCGGTTTGTCGAGTGTGGATGCACATCATATATATGGTCGTAAGGCACATCCATGGCTGAGGCATGAACCTACGAACGGCATTGGGCTTTGCAGGATATGCCACAACAATGCTCATAGCTGGCCAAACCGATATCGAGAGTACCTGCGGAACCGCGTGCGGGCAGCAGAACAGAGCGGCAAACCCGACTACGCCGAAATCTGCAAGAGGCTGGAGGGGATGATAGATGAATTACTACAACGAGATTGACCCCGTAGCGGCAGAGTTTATAGCCGCGTCAATGGAGAGAGAATGACCCCGGTAACAATAGGCCCATGCACACTATATCAAGGCGACTGCCGCGAGGTTATGACGACGCTGCCGGATGGAAGCGTGACCATGATCTGGACGGATCCACCTTATGGGCATGGAAACGCCGACGGCGATTTGTTAAGCCGAAGAGCCGCCGCCGTGGGCGATGGTTACGATTCTACAGCTGTGGCGATTCTAAATGACCTTCCTGACACCATGCGGGAATGCGTTGACGTAATGTTGCGAGAGGCCGTGCGGGTGCTTTCGCCAGATTGTTGTTGTTGTTGTTGTTGTTGTTGTTGTGGTGGTGGCCCGCGCCCCACGTTTGCATGGGTTGCCAACAGGATGGACTCTCAAGGGTTGCAGTTTTTTCACTCGGTGATTTGGGACAAGAAAAACCCCGGCATGGGCTGGCGATACCGCCGCCAGCATGAAATGGTGATGGTAGCACACCGCAAAGGTGGGCGATTGGCATGGGCGAACGCCGACAAAAAACAACGCAACATTATTTCTATCAGCAAACCAAGGGATTGCGTTCATCCAAACGAAAAGCCAGTCGAACTGGTGAAGGTTTTTACCGACTTGCACACCTTGCCTGGACAGACAATTCTCGACCCCTTCATGGGCTCAGGCACGACAGGCATTGCCTGCATCCGCACCGGGCGGCGGTTCATCGGCATCGAACTCGACCCTGCCTATTTCGAGATCGCCCGCAAACGCATCGAGGCTGAATGGCAGGCCAAATCAGGGACAGTTGGCATGTTTGCCGCTGGAGGCAAAGCATGAACTACTACAACGAGATTGACCCCGTAGCGGCTCAATGGCTGCGGGAACTTATGGACGATGGTTTGATTCCGCGCGGAGACGTGGACCAAAGGAGTATTTGCGATGTGCAAGGAAACGATCTTGACGGGTACACACAATGCCACTTCTTCGCAGGCATCGGCGGATGGCCTCTTGCCCTTCGAATCGCCGGATGGCCCGACGATAGACCCTGCTGGACAGGATCATGCCCATGCCAGCCGTTCAGCATCGCCGGGAAACGCAAGGCGCAGCAAGACGAGCGTCACCTGTGGCCCGATTGGCGGCGGCTCATTATCGCCCAAAGGCCGGAAGTCATCTGGTTCGAGCAAGTTGCATCGGCAGACGTTGTCGGCACAGAGCTTGAGGCTTCTTTCGTTGTCGCGGTTCAGGCTGGCGATTACGCGAGGGCAAACAAAATCGCCCATAAACTCTGGCGGAGCTCGAGTCTGCACTACTTTGAACGGTGGATCGATGGAGTATTCGCAGACTTGGAAACAACGGATTACTCCGGGCGGTTTGAAATACTGGGCGCACACAGCGTCAACTCGCCGAACATCAGGCTTAGATTGTTCGGGATGGCCGACTTGCAACGGGAACGAACGTGGAGCGGAATCGCGGGAATCGAAAGAAAAGAGGAATTCCGGCGGGATCGACTTGCAATCGACGGCGAACCTTGCGGGATGGGGAATATGCTCAGCGAGGGATTACAAGGACTCGATAGGCATGGCGACGGAAGCGGTGAACCCGGACGGCTCGAAACGCAAGCGACTGGATCAACTCCCGCGACAAGCTGCGTTAATCCTTGGGCCGATTTTCACATCATCCCCTGCCGAGACGGAAAGTACCGCCGCATCCCGGCCTTGCCTGAATCCATACTTCAGCGCATGGCTGATGGGCTTTCCGTCTGCGTGGGTGACATGCGGCCTGAGAGCGCATTCCCGCTTACGGACTGGCGCGAAGGGCGCACGACGTTGTTGAAAGGATTTGGTAACGCAATAGTCCCCCAACTTGCGGCAGAGTTTATAGCCGCGTCAATGGAATCAGGCAACATAGGCATGTTCGCAGCGGCCCCTGGGGCCGAGAAAGTAGAGCAGTTGACAGTAGACAGAAAGGCAAAGCATGACGTTGGCGGCATCACGCTTTTGGCCCGGTCTTGAACAGGTTAGCGAACATTGGTGGGTCAGCCGTGACGGCGATGTGTTCGCGGCCTCAATTGTGCGCCGACACTATTCTAGGCGGCATTATGCCGATGGCCGCATGGATGATCCTACATATCGCAACCGCAATCTTATGATTGGACCAGGTCAAAAGATATTGCTTGTGGCGGATGGGCCTGCCGTGTTTGCGTGGCGCAAGTTCATAGATAACGCAGTCAATATCGTCGATGGGACTCGTCAAATCGGCGTTAACAACTGCATATTTCGACGCGAAGGTGGCGATGTGCTTGCCAGCGATCTTATTAAAGAGGCAAACGTAGTAGCGTGGCGTAGATGGCCGGGCGAGCGGCTGTACACCTATGTGGATCCAGTAGCGGTGAGAAGCCGCAACCCAGGGTATTGTTACATAGTGGCAGGTTATAAGCCCTGTGGGTGGACAAAAAGCGGAAAACGCATTCTGGAGTGCGTTCAAGCAACAAAGGAATCAATATGACCCCCCAGAGAATTCAACGAAAGCGCAGCAAGGGCTGGCGCATGCCGCCAAACACGGTGTACGTCGGGCGCGGCAGCAAGTGGGGGAACATCTTCCGCGTCGGGCAGATTGGCGTTCCCGACGCACAGACCGCCGTTGACCTGTACCGGCACGAGATGATGACGCGCGGCGGGTCGTGGCAGGATTTACGATTCGACCTGCACGAGCTTCGCGGCAAGAACCTTGCCTGCTGGTGTCCGCTGGACCAGCCATGCCATGCGGACATACTACTGGAGATAGCAAACTCATGACCCCCGAACAAACACAGCGAATCATAGCGTTGTTTGACAAGATCGGTTGGCCGGAGTGGAGCAATCCAAACGACCAGTTTAAACTAGCCTGGTTTAAGGAGTCGAATAGGTGGGGTGCGTCTTGGGACAGGCAAGATGATCCCGCTTATCTCTTAACAGACTATGAAGCCCAGGCCATCATCGAAAAGCATCTCACGGATTGGCTGGAGGGCCGCGACGATGTGGATATTCGTGTTTATCGCGCATCGCAGTGTTCGTCGTATGCGTGGTGTGCGTCCACTGCCTATGCTACTCATACATCGGCAATGTGGTATCCATCCCGTCTCGACGCCCTCATAGCAGCGGCAGAGGCGGTAGGAGCGGAAGAATGAGCACATGCTGCCGCACAGGACAATCCGACCAGAGGAAAGCAAAATGAACAGGACATCAATCGAATGGTGCGATTACTCGGTTAACCCGATCCGGCCAGAGGTTAACGGCAAGCGCAAGGGCTGGTTCTGTGCGAAGGTGTCAGCCGGTTGTGCCAACTGCTACGCCGAACGCATGAACATGCGATGCAACGCCAAAGGCAACGGTATCGGCAACGGCTTGCGATTTACCCGCGAGAACGAAGCGAAGGTGCGGTTCGTGCTGGACGAGAAGGCGCTACGCGGCATTCTGAAAAGCCGTGCCCCCGCAGGCTCGCGCGTGTTCGTGGGCGACATGACGGACCTGTTTCATACGCTGATCCCGTTCGACTTGCTCGACAACATATTCACCGCGATGGCACTGCGACCCGACCTGACATTCATGCTGCTGACCAAGCGGCCCGAAAGGATGCTGGAGTATTGCTCTGGCGAAACCCTATCGGATCGGATCAAGCGGATTGCTGATTGCGAGCACGGCAAATGCTGGCTTGGCGACAAGGGTAGGACTGTTGGGCCAAGACTTCCGCTTCCCAACGTCCAGCTTGGCGTGTCGATAGAAGATCAGGCGACAGCCGACGAGCGAATACCGTTGCTGCTGCAAACGCCTGCTGCCGTGCGATTCGTGAGCTATGAACCTGCCCTGGGCCCAGTGGACCTATCGCAGTGGCTCGACTATGTATCAATCCATGACGAAGCGGGCGACGAGTATATTTACAAAGGCGTCAAGGGCGTTATTGCCGGCGGCGAGAGCGGACCCAATGCTCGTCCTGCAAATCCAGATTGGTTCCGACAGGTGCGCGATGACTGCGCGGCGGCTGGCGTGCCGTTTTTCTTCAAGCAGTGGGGGGAATGGAGAGAACAGACTTCCGACAAGTGGGTGAAATATAAGGCCAGCCCTTCTGAGTTGTCGTCAATCGGACTCCTTGAGCCTCATGGTAGGTTCACAATGGTGCCCGATCTGCCTGTTTATCCAGAAGAGGTGCATTGCACAGAGGTCGATTGTTGGATGCAGCGCGTCGGAAAAAAGGCCGCCGGCCGCGCGCTAGATGGCCGATATCACGACGCTTTGCCGGTGGCCAAATGAAGCCAACGCCAGAAACCATACTCCGCTATGGGGAACCGGGTTCCCCTATCAAAGGATCCAGGCTGGTGCGTGGTTACTGCCGAGTATGCGGAACTCCTATCCGCCGCGACCCAAACGCAGTGGCGCAAGAGTGCGAGATCTGCAGCGGGGTTCAGCGCGACTTAATGCCCGGCGGTTACGCTGGCCCGCTTGATGAGGATGCTGGTGGTTACGGTTCGATAGCGCGCAGGGCATTGGAAGGAGATTGAGTAATGTACGCAAAGGTGTTTGAGCAAATCTTCGATTCGTCGATAGCTGATGATTATGAAGTTCGTCATGTTTTCATGGACCTGCTCGTACTGGCTGACCCGGAAGGCAATGTGGACATGACGGTCGGCGCAATATCAAGGCGAACCAACGTCCCAGTTAACATAGTTAACAGGTGTTTACAGGCTTTGACATCTCCAGACCCTAACTCAAGAACCGATAAGCATGACGGGGCGCGGCTTGTCAAACTGCGAGAAAACACCGAATGGGGATGGCGAATAGTCAACTTTGAGAAATACCATCGCATGCGAGACGAAACCGCAAGGCGTGAGTACATGCGGACTTACATGCAAAACATTAGGGCGAAAAGCAGGGCTGTTAACACCGTGTTAACTGATGTTAACTCGTGTAAACCACAGTTAGCCCACGTAGACGTAGACGTAGACGTAAACGTAGACAAAGAAGAAACAGCATTAGCTCCGTCACGTAACGACGTGACAGAGCACGTAGAAGTTACAGAAGCCTCCAAACCTAAAGCTCAACCCACGAAAACCAAAACCCCGGACCCGATCACGTGGACACCCGAAGCCGGTTGGCAGGGCATTACCGAGGCTGACAAGGCTGAATGGCGCAAAGCCTACCCAGCCTGTGATATCGACCTGTGCTTAATTCAAATGGGGGTTTGGTGCAAGTCGAACCCACGGAAGGCCAAGAAATCCCGTTGGCGGCGGTTTATCTCAAATTGGCTGACGCGACAGCAGGACAGGGGCGGGACGATGCGCAGTAATCCATCCGTGGACACGGACGCCGCGGAGAAACGCAGACAGGCCATGGTGGACGCAGCGAGCGCGAAACTAGCGGGAAAGGACTCCGCAAATGGCGATAGGCACCCTTGGTAAATTCGCTGAACCATGGATCGACATTGAGACAGCCTGCAACATTTGCGGGGCGCGCATTGCCCTGAAGAGTAAACACAGTTGGGGCATGCCGGGCCGGATCATCTGCGATGTTTGCGCGAATCGAAAGCGACAGGACGAAAAAGCCGTTGGTGCTCCAACTCAGGCAAGCGGCTTAACTCAAGACGAGGCGAAAGAGGCATTAGCCCTATGTTACCGGCTTTGGAAGGATCTTGAGGCGGCGCAGACGCCAGATGAGGCCGCGTTGTGGCTGAAGGTTTTCATGCGTGCGCCGTCGATGGGGCGGCTTCGCGCGGCCATCGAAGAAGTTAAGACAAGCAACCGGTTCAGAACTCAAATCCTGCCGGACATAAGTAAGGCCCTGGCTGTTGCTGGTGAGACTGCCCCAGGCGAGAGGCAGGAAGAGCCTGTCGGGCTTACCGGCTGGTGGGTGGAATGTGTCGATCATGAGAAGGCCAGTTGCATCGGATGCAAGATGCCCCTGATATGGCCCCGCGAGCGAGACATTCCCCAGGAATATCACCTCATCGAGTCAGCGAAGCAATACGCGGAACAACTCGCCCGTCTCTACGGTGGGACGTGGCAGATTTACAGGCCGGATGACAAGGAAGACTATAGGCGAAGGGAATCGCAATGAGCACGATTGATGGGACATTTAACCTTATGAGCACAGATACTAGGCTGACGCAATACGGGTTCGACTGGGGGCCGGTGAAAGTGGAGCGATGCTTCAGCGACGACAAAAAGGGTTGGGTGACATTGTTGCTTAAGACAAAAAAGCACCCGCACGGAATCCAAATTTACATCACAAAGACCGGCAAGGTTCGCGTGTTTGGAGACGGCGAATGGTTGCCATGGAAGGCGAAAGAATGAACTTTGCTGGCTATGTAACAGGTGTTGGCAAGCTCGTGGAAGATCCGCGATATGGGCAAATCCAAGAAGTGTTGATAGTGCAAGAAAGCGAGTCAAGGATGACCGAACTTAGTAACCTTAGCGAAATCGAACTACAAATTCTCGAGTGTCTGCCCCGGCAGAATCCCCCGGCTGTTGATCAGTTCGGCGCAGACATGGACGAAATAGCCCACGACGTACTAAAAAAGACCACCGGCAGGACTCGAACCGAAATACAGCACGGGCTGGACGCGCTTATGAAGGCCAAATTGGTAGGCCTGGTGCAGTATCAGGACGACGACGACGGCAAGAAAAAGCTCCGCTGGCGGTACGGCTACTGCATCATTCGAGGTCGTTGGCGTGAGGTCCGCGATTGGTTATCCCCGAAAACAGCCCCGTAGGCGCGTTCTGTGTCCTGAGGGGTGTTCTGATACCATCTGACCCCTCAGGACGTTGTGGCGCTAGGTAAATCGGCGAAATTCGGCCATGCTACTCACGGTCGGCAAGCCATTCTAGGAGGTTAGCGCCGACGGCAGCGGCCATGCGGGCTAGAGTTTCGGGTGACGGGCGACGCCTGCCGCATTCGTAGTTTGCCCAGACGGTGCGCCCCCACCCCATTTTGGCGGATGCTTCCCCTTGGGTCATCTGGGCGGCAATACGACCGTCGCGTATTTTGTCTTTGAGGCTCATCTGGCACCTTCAGCTTTGACTATGGCGTCGTCTGTACTCCACGGTCCCGGTGTATGTTGTGGTGTGCTCATTTTCTACTTCCTGCCTTGGCTTTTGGCTGCCACAATTCCCTGCACGCATCTTCCCCAAAAGCCTTTGTATATATTTCGCCCACAGTGCTCACTATGGATGCAAGCGGTAGCCACTCTTCGCGTGTCAGCCTACATGGCGATAAAATGACAGCCCTGCATGCCTTGGCCAATCCCTGTATGGCCCCACCCTCAATCGCTTCAGTACTCAATCCGAGTTCGTCGGCAGCGTTCCAGAGAGCGACCATGCGGCGGGCGTTGGCGTTTGCCTCGGCGTAAAAACGCTCTGGTTCTTGCCATGCTTTGCCAGTACAATAGGCCGCAATGTAACGCCCTGCTTGCGGGATAAAGTGCCATGTGGGGTCCAACCTTCCCGGTGTGTGTTTACTCTCGCTCATGATCGTGTCCTTTGCTTATAAGGGCTATTGTTCATCGGTCTTCGCTGCCCACCGCCGCCTGTTTCGGTCTGTTATATACTCCAATGCCATTATCATCTCGTTCTATAAGTAAACTGCCCAGACCAATTGCAAAACTCAATTGCAGTCATCTTCTCTACACGATCAGCCACATCCACCTGGATCCGACAACTCAAACCTCCAAGTAATCCAGTACGCTTACCACGCGCGTATTGATCACGAGCCTTTAGCACTGCCTGCTTTGTGACGCGTTGACCTGACCGTTTATAGAAATAAACCTTCATGTTCATCCTCATTTTGGTACCATCATCATGAATCAGTGTAACCTTTGCCGTCTTTGCCACCGCCGCCAGACCATAACCGCATTGTAATCGCCGCCAAGCGAGATTGGATCATCGTCGGCGGCATAGCAATTGTCGGGGACCGACGGCGGCTTGAGACCGCAAATGCCGCCCCCTGCTTTGGCCGTTCCGTACATGCTCTCGTGGAGGCCGATTTCCTGCATCAGTCGCCGGGCCTGCCGCAAAGAAGTGGCAAAGCCAAAGTACGTTTCGCCGCTGCCTTCCGGCGAGCGGAACACCTGATAACCGATAAGTTTTTCGCCGTTGCGGGTGCATCCAACCTTTAGATTCCTGCGAGTTTTTGTCATAATTCTTGTCCTTTCTTTGCCGGGCTTAATTGCCCGATCTACCGTCATTATATCGACCATGTACTACAAAGTCAACAGCAAAATCTAGGGAAAATGAAAAATATTGTTGTACAAGCGAAAAACATAGGGTGAATATTGTTGATGAGAGGGGGGAGGGGGTCGGAAATAGGGGCATGGAAGCCAACCTTACGCCAGAGATGCAAGCTGTACTTGATAGCCGCCCTCAGATGGTGGCTATGATCAATGCTGTAAGTGATGGCGTGTCCATCGTAGACGCATGTGATAAGTGCGGCATATCCAGGATGACATTCCACGCGTGGCGTCGGGAGCACCCATGGTACAACGAGATGTTCGTCCGCGCGTGGGAAGATGGGGCGGATGATCTGGAAAAGATCATGGAGAGTTGCGCTAAGAAGGCGTTGGACGATCCCAGATACCAGCCGAGCTTGCATAGGACGTTGCAGGCACGGAGAAGGTCGTATCAAGAGCGGTACGGGGTAGAGATGGACGTCAGGGGCAAGATTGAAAACGAGATGTCCGACAGCCAATTGACCGATCTTTGCAGCCAGATTGCATCAGCGATGAAGAAGGATGATGGTAGCGACAGCGCCGAAAATCCTGCTTGATTCCCTGCCGACTGACCCGGCTATCAATGCTGAGGCTCGGATAGGGCTTATATCGCCTTCACGCGATGAGCGTAGGGCAATTCTTCAGGCGTGCGCCCAGCCGTGCCCAGAAGCATGTATATTTTGGCTGTCAGCCTATGGTTGGACGTTTGACCCCCGCGCAGTAATTAAACATAGGCCGTTTGTGCTGTGGCCGGTGCAGCGTCGGGCGGCGACTGAGCTTTGGCATGCCATTGCCGATGGGCATGATGCGTTGATCGACAAATCCCGCGATATGGGCGCTTCCTGGCTATGTCTGGGGGTATTTGCCTGGTGGTGGCGGTTTATGCCTGATAGCCCATTTCTGATAGCCAGCCGCAAAGAAGAGTACGTTGATTCCAAGGGTAACATGGATACCCTGTTCGCCAAACTGGACTATCTTCTCGCGCGTTTGCCGAGCTGGATGCGGCCCCGAGTTGAGCGCAAGCATATGCACTTGCTCAACTTAAATAATGGTTCGCTGATATCCGGCGAGAGCACTAACGGCGATTTGGGCCGTGGCGGACGACGGAAAGCAATTCTGCTTGACGAGTTTGCCGCGTGCGAAAATGGGGACGAAATCCTTGCCGCAACTGCCGATGCTACCCCGTGCAGGTTATTCAACAGCACTCCACAGGGGCGGGGCAATGCGTTCGCGGAAGTGCGGTTTTCGGGCAAGGTGCAAATTGTAACCTTGCACTGGCGGGAGCACCCAGAAAAAGGCAAGGGGGCGGAACTTGTAGACGGCAAATGGACAAGCCCTTGGTATCGCGCCGAGTGCGCCCGCAGAACCTCGAAGAAGGAAATTGCCCAGGAGTTGGATATCGACTATCTGGCGTCTGGCGATGCCTATTTTGATCTGGATATCCTCCAGACGATCCGCGGTAGTGGGCAGTTGCGCAAGCCCTTGCATGTCGGGGCGATCACCTATGACATGGTTCGCAGTGTAGAGACGGGCCGGGAAAGACTGACAAATGCTCGCTACACTGAGGACACAAGTCCCCAGCGGCTCAGCCTATGGTGCGATCTTGTCAATGGCAGACCCCTCCAGAACCGTTCCTATGTTGTGTTTGCCGACATTTCCAACGGTCAAGGGGCGTCAAACAGCGTCATCAAGGTCGCCTGCTGTGAGACGCGCGAGGAAATCGCCTCGTTTGCCTGCCCTGACACACCCCCTCACGAGCTTGCCCGCGTGGCTGTGGCCGTCTGCAAGTGGCTAGGCGGGCATAAGACGCCGCTTCTTGGGTGGGAAGCTAATGGCCCAGGCGGGATCTTCGGCCTTGAGGTTCAGCGATTAGGTTACGGTACGTGTTTGAGGATGCGTGAGCTTGAGACCGCCGCGCAGGAAGCTACCGATAAACTGGGCTGGTTCAGCACTCGCCGAAGCAAAGAGGCGCTGCTTGGCAGCCTTCGCAGTGCCGTTGCAAGGGGCGAGTACATCATTCGAGACGAGGCGACAATCGCCGAAATGGAGCAATACATCTGCTACAAGGCTGGTGGTCTTGGACCTTCTAGATTGGCCAATGAGCCTGACGGAGCACGCGCTGCCCATGGTGATAGGGTTATTGCCGCTGCCGGTATTGTGCTGTGCATGGCCGAAATGCCCCTTGTTCGCCCCGAGGAATTACCACCGCCCGTCAATTCGTTTGCTGATCGCCGGCGTCAATTCGAGCTTGCGCAGAGGAGGGCTGACCAGTGGTGACAGCCATTAAATGGGACGATCAGCGATTATCAACGGCGCTTGAGGCGAGCGGCAAAGCTCTTGAGCATGCCCGCAACACGCGTCGGCTGTTTCGTGGTGTCTACGCAACGCACTATTACGATCAGCGGGAATCCACACGAAGGCCATTGAACAAGGTCGCGCAGTACGTCAACACGCTGCTCCCCCACCTGCTGTACTCGCACAAGATCATGCCGATCATTTCGACGTACAATGAGTGGCTTCAGCCCGAGGCGCTTGCCACTGAGCACGCATGCGGCCAGTTGTATGAGCAGATAGGGCTCGTGCGGACGCTTCGCATGGCGATATTCGACGCGTTTTTCGGGGCGTCCATCGTCAAGGTTGGCCTGTCACCCGGCAATGTTAAGGAGTTCGCCCCCGATCGACGCCATGATGTGGGCATGCCGTATTGTGACCTTGTGGATCTGGATGATTACGTAGTTGATCCCCTCGCGCGAAACCGTGAGGAAGCTAGATTTGAGGGCAACTGCTTCACGCTGCCGCTTGATTACGTCTGCGATTGCGGCCTTTATGATGCCGACACGGCTATCAAGGTTGCCAAGGAGCAGGCATTGCTTCGCCCGCGCGCGGATGGCAAGGACCGCCCGTCATGGCGCATGGACGAAATTTACGAGTCGATTTACCTCTGTGAGTTGTGGATACCCGGCGAGCGTCGAATCCTGACGATACCGGGCAATCACCACAGCCGGGGCATTATGCGAGAAGTCGAATGGGACGGCCCTGAACTTGGACCTTTCCACCTTTTGGGATTCTATGAGCAGCCCGGTAGCGTGCTGCCGGTTCCGCCGCTGGCGTTTGTCTTCGACGAAACTGAAATGGCCAACGAGATAGGCCGGAAGCTTGTCAATCAGGCGCGGAACAGCAAAGAGATTGTGCTGTTCGGCGCGACGGTTGATGACCAGGAAGCCAAGGCAGTGTTGGACGCGTCCGATGGGGCAGTGCTTCCGACACGCAATCCCTCAGAGTGGGCGAACGTCAAAGTTGGGGGATTTAGCCCTGAACTATTCAACGTGCTGGCACAGCTTGGCAACGATATCAATGCCGTGGGGGGTTCCCCTGATTTGCTTGGTGGCATAGCGCCGGCAAGCAAGACGGCGACGCAAGATCAGATGCTCATGGGCGCTGCTTCGGTAAGAGTTGAGGACATGCGGCGTCAGGTAAGCCGCTTCGCGCGTGGGGTAGCGTCAGATTTGGCGTGGTATGTGTGGACCGAACCCGGCGTTCATAAGCGGTACTGTGTTCCCTTCGGCGGTGAGCAGATAGCAGTCACGTTTTCGACTGACCACCAAGAGGGGCGATGGGATGAATACCGATTTGACATTGACCTGTACAGCGTGCCCCCGACGAGTCCAGAGGCGATGCTGCGGGCTTACGACGAGTTTATTGCGTCTATGCTCCCGCTCATGGAAGCTGGCGCTGCACAGGGTGTAATGCTCAATGTTCCCGAGATTGCAGCACTCAAGGCAAAGCTTCGCGGATTGCCCAATGGGCAAAACCTGTTTATTCATGCCGCGCCGACGCCAATTGAGGCACAATCGCAGGGCATGCAGGGGCCTGAGCCTGCTGCTGTAGGCAGTGGCAGACCTTCGCCGATGCCCGCTGAAGAGTTCATGGAGGCCGTGTAATGCCGATCTACTGCTATGTGTGTGATTCCTGCGGACACCCGACAGAGGTATTCCGTCATGTGCCCGGCGCTCCCCAGCATCAGCAATGCGATTATTGCGGCAAGCGTGCTCGCAGAGACTACGCCAGAGAGTCCAGATGCGGCAACGCGGATACGGGGGAACTTGTTTCTGTTGCTGCCGGGGTGATGCCTGAGCAGGCGGCAGAGGCGAACCGTGAGGCTGCGCGGCGTGGGATATCGGACCTTGTCAGATTCGACCATCGGACCGGTGACGCGATATTCCGCAACCGAGACGCGAAATTGAGGGCGCTCAGGTGCATGCGGCTGTACGATAAAGACGAGGTGCGCGGATGAGGAATCGCTCGGCCACAAAGCGACAGATTGAGCGGTTCAAGAAGAACATGGACAGGCAATGGGGCGAACTTATTGCTGAATGCATTTTCGCCAGACCGGTTGCGTGTGGCATTCCATATTGGATTGACCCTAAAAAATGCAGCAAAGAGAAGAACTTAACAAAGCATTGATTTGACAACTTAGACCAACAAACGCGCCCGGCCAGGCGCGGTTGCTGAATAGCACGAAGCCCACTCTCACTTCCGGAAGGGTGAGGGTGGGCTTTTTTGTTGGTCCTGAAACTACCCGGCAATTCCGCCGGATGTTGCGGAGATAGAGACAATGACAGACGAAGCGACAGAAACAGCGGCAGAGACTACCCCGGACCCGATACAGACCGCGATAGACGCGGCCTACGGCAAGGATGCCCCTGCCACAGAGGCGACGACAGAGACCACAACTCAGGATGGCGTCAACAAAGACGAGGCGACGAAGGCCGATGCGAAAGCTACCGTGCCCGAGTCCACCCGCGACGACGATGCGCCTACCCTCAGCGACAGGGATTTGTCAGTTGCACGGCGGTTCAAGGTCGATCAAGACACCCTGCTGAAGCTTCCTGATGCGGAGCGGGCCCGGGTGCTTGAAACACTGCGCGCGGCACAATCCGACATCGGCAAGAGGTACGCCGAAATCGGAAAAGCCCAACGCAGCTTGACCAGCAAACCCGCCAAAGAATCCGACGCCGAACAGGACGACGCCGGTGAAGATCCATTTGATCCTGTCATGTTGGGAGAGGCAGCGGCGAAGCATCTCAAGGCCATGCAGGAACGCATAGAACAGCTTGAAGCTCAGCTTGCAAGCAAGGGCCGTGAAAGCGTCATCGGAGCGTTCGACAAATTCGTTAACGCTCTAGACAAAGACGCCTACTCGGCGCTTGCCGGCGGAAAAACTGAAGACCTCGTAGACGGTGATCCCGTTCTTGAGGCTCGCACGGCGGTACTAGAAAAGGCTGCTGAAATCCAAGCTGGATACATGGCTGTCCATCGTCAACCGATGGCCCATGAGGACGCATTCGAGCAAGCCCTTACCCTGCTGTACCCCAACGCAAAAGCAGTTGCATCACAAGAAAAACGCGCAAAGAGCCGCGAGTCGCAGTTGACGCAGAGAACCCAGGCTAAGCACACCGTGCCGGTAGACCCCATGAAAAAGGTCTACGACGCGCTGGACAAAGTGCCTGGGGCCGCTGCGTTCTTCGGACGCTAGAGGCTGCGCGGGGAGAGTGAATCATGAGTACAGATGGAATTAGCCTGAATGACAGCACCTCATTGGGTAACGACACCCTGTTGGACTTGCTAAAAACCACGACCGCGAATTATCCGTGGGATGGCAAGTTCGAGACCCTGCAAAAATATCACGATTACCCTGTTTGTAATCAGTGGTTTCAGAAGGACCGCGTCACATTTGACGGCGGTACAAGCATTATTCGCAACGTGCAGCTTGGCGAAAACGGATCTGCCAAGTTCACGCGGCCGTATGCCGCATCGTCACCAACTGTTGTTGACGTGCAGGCAAGACTCAAGGCTGACTGGGTGCAGGCGACTGCCGACTACTCAATCAGTCGTCAAGAAATGATGCGCAACCGCGGCAAGGCCAAGTTGATTGACCTCGTCAAGTCTCGTCGGCAATCTGCAATGGCAGACCTGGCCAACTTGCTTGAGGACTACGCATGGCAAGCGCCAGAAAGCCCATCGGATGACCTTCACCCGATGGGCATACCGTACTGGATTACGCCCATCACCGGCGCGCAAGTCAGTGCGGGAACGTCAGGCCATCAGGGCGCGAATCCAAGCGGGTTCAGCACGTGCGGCGGGATCGATGCTTCTGCCACTGCTAACGCCCGTTGGCGCAGCTACAACGACGTGTGGGAGAACAGCACTGCGGACATCAAGTACGACGACATCAAGAAGATCACCCGCATGCTTCGACATCTGCGATTCCGTTCACCGATCATGCTCAACGATGCCAGCATCGACTCCAGGAAGAACATGCGGCTGTACACGAACGAGAAGGTTCTTGAGGCGATCGAGGAATTCGCCGTGCACAGCAATGACAACATCGGCACGGATGTTGGTAAGTTTGCCGGCGCGACCGTCATCAAGAATCTGCCGATCATCTGGACCGAGCAGCTTGATGCGGACACCTCGAACCCGCTCTACGCGATCAACCACGATTTCTTCTATCCGTTCGTGATGGAAGGCGACTTCTTCCGCGAGACCGGACCCATGAACGACAGGACTCAAAAGGACGTCTTCACAACGTTCGTGGACCTTCAGTTCAACTACATCTGCACCAACCGACAGCGGGCTGGCGGCGTGATCAGTTCCGTTGCCGCGGCGTAACCCCCTAGCGAGTAAACCTCGAAGGAGAACAAACATGACACAAGTAACTTACAAGACCGAGAAGCTTTCAAAGAAACGCGTTTACTACACCGGGTCAGACATGCTCAAGACGGGCTACGCCCTGTGCTACGACCGCGACACCGGAACGGCAAGCGAGTCCGATATCAATCGCGCAATCAACGTCGAGAAACCGGCAACGGCGAACCTGAATTACTTCGCCGGTGTCGTCGATGCTGGCTCAGCCGGCAAGACTGGACCTTGCTACATTGATATTGTCCAGCCTACCGGCGCTCTGGTCGAATGCTTCACCGACCAGAACTGCACCATCCTTGTAACGAAGCTTGGCCCCCAAAATGCCAGTTACGCCCTAGGCGCTGCTGGCGCTGCTGTGCCCGGCTGTGCAATCGCAATGCAGACCGTGGACAGAAGCGGGACTAACGGAACCGTGCTGGCGCAGCTTAGCCCGGTTAACCCTAATGCGGTTGACGTGGCGGCGGCTGTGACTGCTACCCAAGACACTTTGACGTTGACTAGCATGACTGGCACGGCAAACACCGCTCCGGCGGCTGAGACCAATATCGACACGTTGACCGGCACTCTTACCGGCGAGCTCGATAACGCATTGACCAACGTGACGTTCAATGCGACGTGGTCGCAGGAGCAGGCGAACGAGATCAACAAGAACTTCAAGGAAATCCAAGCGGAACTCACAACGCAGCGGGCCTTGAATACCGTGTTGATTAACAACTGCAAGACGTTCGCCACGCAGCTAAACGCGGTAAAGGCTGACATTGCGGCTTTGATAACTGCGTTGAAGAACGCGAGCCTGATGGCCTAGTGCCATGCTCACGGCGGGGCCGGGCTCCCTTTCCCCGGCTCCGCTCGTGGGCTTTGGAGAATAATATATGGGCACGTTCATACCTAAAGAGCAAGTATCGGTCAGCGCGGACAACAGCGAATACGCGGTTCGCGTGCTTCAGGTCAACGAGGATGGTACAGCACTCAACACCCCCGCTCAATCATCCGATGTAGCGGCGGTTGCGGCGGCGATTACCGGAACCGGTCTGCCGATCCCGCTGCCATTGGCTGATGCCGGCAACAATGAGTGGTCGGCCCCGCTTGAGCCCAACCCGATTACTCGCGCCTGCACTCGGCTGTTCTACATCGTCGGGGCGTCTGGATTTCAGCTTTCGTTCGATGGCGGCCAGACCGTGCATCTTACCAGGCCCGAGGACACCTCCGACGACATCGCCATCGCCATACCGCAGGGGTCAGATGTTCGCATCCGCCGGCTGACGGCTGGCACTGCTATTGATGGGCTGATCGTGGAGGTGCGGTAATGGCCGAGATTAACCGCATACCAAAAAGATGGATTAACCAGCCCAACGGCGTTGCGGGGCTTGACGCGATGCGGCGCGTGACCGCAACCAGCATGACGCGATCTGCCCCAAAGGTTCGCCGATACGTGCAGCCCGAGCATTATCTTTTGCTGCATCCGTTGGACAATCTGACAGCAATCAGCACTCAATACAGCGCGACTCCCGTACTGGATACGACCAACTCATTCTGCGGCAATGGCGGAATCAAGATCGCCGGAAACGGAGAAAAACTGGACTGCCGCCTGAATATACCGCTGTCAGAGTCCGTGGACATGACGGGAGCGGTCATACACGTGGACCTGTATCTGCATCCAGGCGAGGGCACGGCCAGCGAGAGAAATCTGTCATACGTGCAGGTCAATCTGTATACGAGCGAGTCGCCCGGCGTGAACGGACTGTCGCACCGATTGATGTACCTCGGCACGCCAGCAGGCAGCCCCGCCGGATGGCACAGATGGGCGTGCGCGGTCAGTGAGTTCGGCACGTTGATCGGAGAGGGCGCGGACATCAGCGACATCAACTGCATCCGCGTCGCACCAGCATGGACGACCACCACGGCGACGACGGCTGTGACCGTTGATCGGCTGGCGGTGGTGCACATGGGCAGCACGCCTTCAGCGTGGTTGTTGCGCACGGACGGCAGCAGATTGGGAGCAATCGAGATTGCACGATATCTGCGAAAAAAGGGGCTGAGTGCGTCATTTGGGTTGTCCGTATCAGATATAGGCAATGAAGATATGATATCGTGGACTCAAGCTCGCGATCTAAACCGCATGGGTATGGATGTCTCAGCATATGTCGGTTCTGCACCGGGGTATGCCTGGACCGCGTGGAGCCAACAAACCGACGCGGCTAAGCTGGCTCGGCTGGATTATGTATATCAGACCTACGCGGAAAATGGAATGCCGAATAATGCCGCGTATCAAATCATGATACCTGGAGGGGGCGGTTGGCTGCCGTCAGACGAGCATCTGTTGGCTGGCCGCTACACGCTGATCGGTGGAAATAATACAGGATCGGGAACTCATCCGATATGTTCGCTCGTACACATAGAGCGTGGTGTGTTCCCCTGGACGGGCTTCATAGATACAGGCCCCGGAACCGTTCCCGTTTGGCTCGCCGACGCTATCGCAGTGGCCGAGGGAACTCCTGGCAGCGTGCTGGTGCTAGGCACTCATTACGCGACTACAGACCAGATTAGTGCGTGCAAGGCTGCGATAGACGCGTTGGCGGACAGCAGCTTGAAATGTGTGACCCTGCACGATTTAGCCACAGGAGCGTGGCTGTGACGGCATTCCATGAGCATATTGCCATGATCGACCAATTGATAGATGACGTGGGCCGCAATGAACGGGCATTGACCTATGTCGATTTGAGCGGATTTACTGACTACTCGGGGGTGGCGGAACAATGACGTTAGCTGAATGTAAATCGTGGCTGCGTATCGAGCATTCGCGCGATGATGCTCCAGCGGCAGAGGGCCAGGATCGACGCACAACTGGCAAAGGTCGAGGCATGAGATCATGACGGACGAAGAGTTCAGCAAGGGCCAGATCGCTCTCATAGAGCAGATCGCATATCGCGTCGGCGAGATCATTGCTGACCGCGTGAGCAAGGACGTGGAAAAAGCCATCAAGCTGCATGCGGCTGAATGCCCGGTAAAGGAGACTGTGAACCAAGCCAAGGGCGGATGGAAAGTATTCACGGCAGTTCTTGCCGTTGTCTGCACTGTTATTGGATGGGCTTTGAGTTACATCAGAACCAAGTAAGGAGCATCGAACATGGAAGCACTGTTGAACATCCTGAATCAACCTATCGTGATTGCCGCGTTTGCGGCTCTGGTCCTGTGGGCGCTTAATGCCCTGTACGCCAAGAAACCGGCGTGGAAGAAGTACGAAGGCACGATTATTGCCGGGATCAAGTGGGCTGAGAAACAGATACCCGACAACTCCGACAATACCAGCGTGCAACGTCTCAATGCCGCCATGCAATACGTCTGCAAGGTGATTGAGAAATACGAAGGCGATTTGACACCGGCGCAGAAAGCGGAGCTTGAGCAGGGCGTCCAGATTACCCATGCGAAGCTTGAAGCGGACGGGAACCTATGCAAGCCCTCTTAACCGTTCTTGCGCCGGTGATTGCCGCGATTGTTCGGGCGCTGGCGGAACTGTTCGTGGAGAAGACCAATGAACCTGATACGGCGTCTACTGCTGAGCGTGATCCTGATCGCGCCAATCGTCTTAGGCTGCGGGTGTTGGCCGCAAAGAACGTACCTGATACCGCCGGGTGAGCCTGTGCAGCTTGCCGAAGATGTCAAGGCATACGTCTTCATCACGGTTGACGGCAAACGCATCAAGAGTCCGGATCGCGTGAAGCTCCCTGCCGGCTGGTGGGTGCTTCCTGATCCTGAGGAATAACCATGGCTGAGCCTACTGAACCCACATCGACATTGACGTTTGCTGACCTGTACAAGGCAGTGTCCGAGTATCTTGGCACTGGCCTAAGCCCTTCAGGCACAGCCCTAACAAACGCCAAACGCTACACCAATGAGGGATATCGGCGATTCAGGACTCCGGTGGACCCTCGAACCGGGCTCGGCTACGAATGGCGATTCCTGAGCGTGGCGACCACGATTGCGGTTGCGGATGGCGATACCGACCTTCCGATTGATTTTGCAAGGCTTGTCGATGCTCCAACATTTGGGGCGACCGGGCCTTCATCCGAAATCATCATGGTTGAGCCTGAGTACCTTCTAGAAATGAAGGCCGGATCGACTGCCACCGGGACTATTCGATACGCGGCTGTGCGGTATAAATCGGGCGGGTTGCGATGCGAACTGTTAGTCTATCCGACACCATCAGCGCCAGTGACGCTCAATTACACGTATCGCATCAACCCGCCTGATCTTTCCGTCGATGGCGATATCCCCTACGGCGGTGGCATGCACAGTGGAACAATCCGCGCTATGTGCCTGGCCGCTGCTGAGCAAACCGCAAATGACGGGCAGACCGAAAAGACAGAACACGCCAAGGTCTTGCTTGCCGCGTCCATAGATCTTGATCGGAGATTGCCATGACGTTTCAGGATATCATCGACCAGGTTTTGGGGTACGCCAAGAGCATCGGTAAGACACCATCGTTCCACGATGTGAAGGCATGGGCAAACGAGGGGTATCGCACTGCCCTTATGGGCGGTCCTACCGCGCATCGGTGGACGTTTCTGACCCCGACCGCCACGTTTACCGCATGGCCGACTACCACAGGCACATTGTCAACGGCGGTTGAATCTGGCGGAAGCACTACGATCACTGCAACCACTGCGGTGTTCTATCCTTCGATGATCGGGCATGATATCAAGTTTACCCAGAACTCCTACACGATCACGGCCTACACATCGTCAACTGTGGTGGTAGTGTCTGGCGATGCTGAAGCCGAGACGGGCACATTCACGATTATCGCCGATGGAGTTTACCGCCTGCCGGATGATTACGACGGCATGGCGTCTGGATTCACGTACTCCCCCTCGACAACTTCCGGGCTGGTCCGCGTTGCACAGCGCCCGGCTCAATGGCTGCGCGAGTGCATGGCGGGAACTACTGCTACCGGCTACCCGAACTATTTTGCGGTGGAACCCGTTGCCCTTGATTCGACCGCCGGCCAGAGGCACAACGTGTTGTTCTATCCAATTCCCGGCGCTGTGTCTGTGCTCAATTACGCATACTCGGTGGATCCATCGGAGCTATCGCTTGACGCCGGGTACATCTACGGCGGGGCAGCGTTCGCGCAACTCGTCATGATGGCCGCTCTGGCGATAGCCGAGAAGCGATTGACCCAAACCATCGGCGTGAATGCGGTGGAGTACAAGGAAGCGTTGGTAGGCGCGATTGCGCGAGATGTCTCCAAGCGTCCCCGTTATGCAGGATCGTTAGCCCAAGAAGCAATACCGTTCGAACGTCGAACAAATGTTACATACATCACAGATTAGGAGATTGAAATGTCAGTGAACAACATTCAGAGCAAGCTGCAAAGAAGCACGGGCATCGTCACGAAGACCGAAACCGCAACCCTGACAACGGCTGAACTGTATGAAGGGTTCATTGTGGCCGGGCATGACTCAACCGCTGTTGTGTTGACGATCCCCGATGGCGACGCCAAGCTTGAGCGCAAGTGGGTTTGCATCGGTAACGACGGCGAGCAAAACGCGAGTGTAGTCTATGCTGATGGATTCGGCGGCGGCGAAGGTACAATCACGCTGCTTCAAGGCGATTCGTGCATCATTTGGTGGACCGGCTCCACGTGGCTCCATATCAACAGCACGACCGCCGCGTAACATGGCGACCGAAGTAAACATTCCGTTCCCGCTCAAGGGCTATGACAGCAATTGGGCGTATGCGAATCAGCCGGGATTGACTACCCCCAAGTGTCTGAACGTTCGCGCGTACAGCGTGGACGAACAAAGGGCGCGTGGGGGTAGTCGTCCTGGGCTTAAGCGCGCCTACACGCAACAGGTAGGAAGCGGTAACCCGATTCAGGGAATGGGATGGTTTGACTTCGGATTCGGCGAGACAGCGCTATTCGAGGATGAATTCGACTATGCCAACGGCGCATTGAACGGGAATGCCGCGTGGTCTGGTGCAAGCGCTGATTTGACCGTAACGAGTGGTCAAGTCAAGCCTTCGACTACACCAGCAACCGACCTCTCCAGCGGTGAGTATCAGTCATTTGCAGGCGCTGAATGGGATAACTTCGATTTGGATTTTGGCCTGAACTGGAACTACGCGACAACCGGAAGCATTACCCTGTGGGTATCGTCATCGTCCGGCAATCCCACTGATGGCATGACGTTAACGGTAGCGTATACGTCGGAATCGTTGCCCTCGCCGATGATCGGGTTCAATGGTACGCTTGAGATAACGCTTGTCGTCAATGGCGGAGTGACGACGACAACCAAGAAGTTTGTTCAGGGCCTTGGACCCCTTGTTGCCTTGCAGGGCGGCGGGTTCAAGGTGATTGCTGATTCAACTACTGTTCGCGTGTACTGGTTGGACCGACTGAGCATTGGCTACACCGCCCGCAACAGTGAGATAATCTCCGTTGCGCGTCCCACGGCTTCAGCGCATTGCAGCAAAGCCGGATTCAAGCTTTCGCAGTCGAACACGACCGGCGAGAGCACGTATGACGATTTAATATCATTCCGGCTTCTTGACTGGCATTTGCTGACCAAAGAGGCGGCAAGCGCCACAACTCGCAAGCTCGTCGTCCTGAGCAATCGTCAGGTGTGGTCTGATTCAAGCAATGCGCTGGGCGCTACCGCCGATGATGCCGACCAAATGGCCGATGTTCCGCTGTACTCGATGGCTCACTGCAACGGCAGTATGTTCGTCGTCGATGGAACTACGCCAAGAGTCTACAACCCCCTGAGGACAGATAAGCTCTATTCATGGACCGCGCGCAAGGGGACCATAGATACCGCATGTTCTATCGTGGTCAACTGGCGAAACCGCCTTGTTCTTGCGCGAACGCTGGATGACCCGCAAAACTACTTCATGTCCCGCATTGACGATCCGTGGGACTTCGCCTACGGCATGGATGATAGCGGTACTGCGATTGCTGGCAATACTGGTTCCCTTGGGCGGATAGGCAATCCGATCACCGCATTGTGCCCCCTGAGTGATTCAACCCTGATAATCGGGACAACTCGCGGTGTGTACGCAATGCATGGTGATCCGGCAGCTGGTGGCGGACTTCGCACCCTGAGCGACAAGACTGGCATTCTTTGTCAATCGGCTTGGACCATGGACGACAAGGGCGTGATGTACTTCCTTGGCGAAGGCGGATTGTACGCGATTGCAGGCGGCGGGGTAATCCCATTGACTGACCAGAGGATACCCGGCCTTGGCAACGTGACGCCGGTTCATCCTGGGGCCGCTGGCGCAACGGGCCAGACGTATGTTTGCCTTGCCTACGATCTGAATCGCAAGGGCATATTGATCATGCTCTCGCCATACACCAGCGGGACGGCAACGCATTACTTCTACGATGTCCGCAACAAGGCTTTCTGGCCTGAGTCATACCCGAATGTTGTCGGTCCAACGTGCGGTGTGTTCTACAACGCGACTACCGAGGCTTATCGTCAACTCTTGATTGGCGGTCGTAATGGATACGTCTACCAGTTCGACGATGCGACCAAAAGCGACGTTGTTGACGGATCGACAACCACGGCAATCAGTTCCTACGTGTATATCGGGCCTGCACGGTTTGGCGGCGGTATTGGTGAGGCGGTTACTTCCCGCATTGTGGGCGTTCTTGGCGCAGACTCGGATGAAGTGACATACGGTATTCATTCAGGCGCTACCCCTGAAGCGTCAATAGACGCCACCGCACAGGTTACCGGCACGTGGTCCGCTGGGCGTAACGTTACAAGGGATCGCGTGCGCGGCGGCGCGTTGGTGTTCTCGGCGAGTAATTCAACAGCCGGAAAGGCGTGGAGTCTTGAATCGATCCATGCCGAGATACTGCCCGGCGGCGTGCAAAGATAGGAGAATTCGATGGCGAAACGAACCAAGCAGGAAATAGACGATCTGATTGAGAGCATCACCCGGAACACGATCCCCAACGTGCCTGACTACGGCGCGCTCATCCAGCGGCCATGGGAAAAACCTGCCGTATCTGAGAATCTGGACCAGCTTTTGGGTTCCGCGAGCACGGTCAAGAAGCCCAAGCCGGTCAAGAACATCACGTTACCGGATGACGAGACTAACGTCAAGACGGGCCAGCGGGTCTTAGATGTGTTTGGCGGCAAGTCCAGCGCACAGAAACAGGTGGACAAGTACAATCGCGCTGCAAACCAAAGGCTCGCGGCAGTTCTTGCCATGTACGACCAGATGGGGCAGGCGCAGAACATGGCTATCGACCGTCAAGTACGGCAGGGCGGGGCCATGGCTGTACAATCACTTCGCAACCGTGGGCTTGGCAATACGACCATCCTTGACGCAATACAGCAACGGATTGCCGAATCGGCGGGGTTCCAGCGACAGGCGCTTGGCGAGCGGGTAGCAGCGACAAAGGCCGGTGTGCTGGAGCGGGTGAACGACGCGCCGCCCCCGATCAGCGCGTATCTTGACGAGGTTCGAAGGCTGAATGCGGCGCGGGCCACGAGGTAACAATGGCGATTACCAGACTCCACGGCGATTACGACCAACTGGAGCGGACAACGGCAGAGGCGGCGCGTGCAGAGGCACAAGCATCTAACCGCATCCGAGAGCGCAAGGCTGTTGAGAAACAGCAGGCCGAACAGGCACAGCTTGCGGCGGACCTTGAGAAGATCCTGACGCGCGAGGCCGCTGCTGCGCAGAGACAGCAGGCAAGCATTGACGCGCAGAATCAGAGGCAGATCGTTACCGAAACAGGCCGTGACAGGCGGATGTATCAGGAACATGACTTGAGGCTTCAGAGACAAGCAGCGCTGAAGAAACTCGACTACAACATCAAACTCCAGGACCGAGACGCCAAGCGCAGGCAAATGCAGGAATTTGCAGCTAACCTGACGCCGGACATACTGGACGCCAACGGGATCAATGACGAAACCGATCCTGATGGTTCGGTGCGTTCGCGAATTGACAGCATCAAGAAGACTATTGCCCAGCGCCCGGGCATGACTGAGCCTATGTATGAACGGCTGATGCAGATATTGCAGACGCACGCCACGGGGGCGGTGAGTCAGCAAGAGAAAGAAACGCGGTTGCGTGAACACCTGGAGTTGCAGAAACAGAAAGAGATATCCCGCGTTGCGAACGCAGAGTTCAAGAAGGTAGAGGGCGTCTACAAGGCCAAACGGAGTAAGATAGCCCTGCTCAAAGCAGAGCGTGAGGCGCTGGAGAAGTCGCTTGAGAACGTTCCGCCAAGAGATGCCGAGCGGCGCAAGTCGATAAACGACAGGATAAAGGCTCTGGATGATCGCATTTATCAGGCGATGGACGAACTGTCCGAAGCTGAGGCGACCATGCATCAGCTTGCCGGAATACAAGAGGAAGTTGTTCCACCGCCGCCTGTTCCTGATGTTGCCATATCAAAGGACATGATGCCGGGTGTGAAACCACCCATTCCGCCCCGCCAGTACGTACCTGATGAGTTTTATGTAAATAACTCTGGCCAGCCGAAGGATATAAAGCACCCGAATAAATTGGACGGTGGCCCCACAAGCCGTCCTCAAGGCAAACCATTGGACCGGGAAACAGCCTTGGAATTTTACCGGCAGGCAGGCGGCGATAAGGAGAAGGCTCGTCAACTGGCAATTGAAGCTGGATACCAACTCTAATGGATATCTTCGATCAGATAGAACAAGAGCAGGGTGTTGCGGTTGCTAAGCCTAGGGTCGATATCTTCGATGAGATTGAAACCGAAACGGCGGCGCAACAGCCTCCGGTACAACAGCCGGAACCCGCCAGCCCGCAACGTCCCAAGCTGATGTTTGGCGGCGTGGAGCTTGATCCGGCAGCGGTTCATGATGCGATAGCAAAACAATCCAAGCAGGCGCAAGCTCCGCGCGATGTCATTGGCGATTTGATCGGACAATTCAAGGCCAAGCCCGACATGAGGCCGGAAGATGTTGGCAATATCTGGTGGAATCTGCCGAACGAGTACAGGGATGCGATTGTCCAGCGGATGCGGGGACAGGGGCATAGCCTCGCTCCCACTGTCATTCCCCAAGTAGCGTGGGATACGCCTGAAGGTACGGTTATACCGGCGGAAGTTGAGCCTACTGCGTTGGATCGTTTGGGCGACTTGGCTGGACAATGGGAGTTGATGCGCCAGCAGGGATATAAGGAGGGGCCAAAGAACGCAGAGCCAACGATATTGCTGACGCCAGAGCAGGAAGCCCAACAGAAGCGGACAAAGGAACTTGCCGACGAATCATGGTTTACCAAGGGCGCAAAGACTTTTGGCAATTCCCTTGTAAGCAATGTTGAGCGTTTGCGCGACAGCATCTTCATGAATCAGGTAACGGCGGCGGAACTCAAGAACCGCGTGCTCGCGCGAAGGAACAAGCCCGAACAAGAGAAGTCGTTCCTTGACATGCTTCCTGAATCAGTTCAGAGCATGGCCGAAGGCGCGAAGATGCTCGTTAAGGGCGAATTGACGCCCGAACACGAAAGGGCTTTTGGCGATGTAGTTCCCAATGGCATTGGAGACAAGGCTGCTATTGCCGTTGGAGGGACAGCAGCATTCCTCGTGGAGCTTCTTACGGTAAAGGCCGGTCTTCCATCGTTTCTACTGAAGAGTAAAGTACTGTCGAACACCATCGCATTTGAACTGCTGAACGAAGATTGGCTTGGCAAGGGTGCGATTCAAGGCGCGGTGTTTGGCGCTCTTGAGAAGATACCGGCAAAGACAATAGCACAACAGGCTCTCAAGCTTGGTTCTGAATCTGCTGCGCTTGGCGGCATGACGGCTATTGAGGGTGGCGAGCCGGAAGATATTATCATGTCGGCCTTGATTCCAGTTGCCATGTTCGGAGTTGGAAAGGCCAAGAACCGGCTTGACGTGTTGCGTACAGGCCGCGATATGGTAGTCAGTGACACCCCCGCCAGGCGGTACGTTGATGAGGCAATGCGGCGCATGGGCTTTGAACCTGGGGTACGGCCAAGCAAGAGAGATGTCGCCAGAGCGTACAAGGAATTGGCAAGCCAAGCACCAAAGGACATGAGAAGCCGGTTTGACTTATCGCCCGATGGCGTAAGCGCGGCGGCGGATAACTTCCTGAGAAACTATGACTTCGTCCACGGCAAGCCGATACCATACGCCAAAGGCGGGAGCTTGCCAGCGCCTGACGCGGTAATGACGCCGCCGCCGGCACAGCAATCGCCAGAGAAAGACAAAGCCCTTGCGGTTAAGACTGGTGAGACTGCCCCAGTAGTCAAGGAATCCTTGACACCTGAGCCAGTGGCGAAACCGCCAGCGCCTGTTCCTGCGCCCGTAACGCCTGCCCCACAAGAGATAGCCGCGCCCAAGCCGCCAGAGGCCCCCACAGCAGCCCTAGAGCCCAAGGCGACTACAGAGACGGTTGCAGAGCCAGAACGCGCCACAGAGGCCGCAATCGAGCCTGAGCCTATTGCTAAGCTAGATACGCCACCTGTTGCAAAAGGTGCAACACCTGCCGTCATTGGCGAGATTGACAAGGCGTTGTCTGAAGGTCGTACGGATGCAGGAACTGCCGCGCTTGCCAAGCGGCTTGCATCTGAAGTGCCGGACATCGACAGCAACACGAGCATTGAGTTTGCCGATCAGGTTCGGCTTGCCACTGACGAGATAGTCAAAGCGGAAGGATTGCCAACCCATGACGAGACTGGAAAGAGAATTGAATATCAGGTGGCCGGGGAAACTCAGTCTAACCTTGCGACCGCTGCATCAGAAACAGCCATCAAGCTCTATCGCGGTCACGATGCGGACACGCTCGTCGAAGAATGGTATCACCGGGCATGGGATCGTCTATCACCCCAAGAGCAACAGTTGTTTGACAAGTATCATGCGAGAACCGGAGACGCAAGACCAGTAAACGAGCATTTCGCACAAGAAGGGCGGGATTTCTTCTTCTCCAACAAGCTGCATGAACCGGCTGGCGGCATTCGCAATCTGTTTGCCAAGAGTCGTAAATCGCTTCGCGCATTGATCCAGAGGATACGGACACTCAGGGGCGCGAAGATCCCGAAGAAGATCCAAGACTTGTACAACAGGGCACTGAATCCAAAGGCTCAGAAGCGCGGGAAAGCCGTGGCCGGTGAGCCCGCACAGCAGTTGAGGCCGATAGACAAAGCGAAAGCTGCGCAGCGTGCGGCTGAAGCAAAGCGCAAGGCCGAACTTGACAAAGTTAAGACCGGCATGAAGGTACGGGATGAAGTCCTGTCTATCGAGCGTGCGCGGCTTGCAAAGGTGGTGGAAAAGCTTGGCGGGCAGGTGCGCGAGGCTGAACTTGACGGCTTGGAAGCAGCTATCAAGGCGAGGGCGCAAGGCTTTATGGCTGGCATATCAGCGCATCAAGCCACCATGAAGAAGCTCATAGATCAGGCTCAGGTACTTCCACCTGATGAGCGGCGCAAGGTTATGCGTGCTATGGGTTCTGTGAAGACTGACAAGGATGTTCAGAAGTTTGTTGAAAAGGTGCAGGAAGTGGCGCGGCAATACGATCTTGAAACCGCCCGCAAGGCCCTTGACGACATTGTCAAAGAGGCTAAAAAGCTTCCGGTAAGCGAACTGTCAATGACGATTAACCAGTTGCTTTTATCCGTGCCAAGCGCCAGAAGCAGCAAAGATATAGACACGATCACGAATGCGGCGATGGAAATTGCGTACACCGTTAACGAAGCCAAAGAGGCGGGGGCGATCAGGGTTGGAGAACGGCTTCAGAAAATAGCCGACATGAAATCTGAGATGGGCGAATTTCTTGCACAGAACTGGAACCCCAAGCCCGCAAAACGAGAAGAAGAACCTTCTATCGGAAAGATGAGCAGGATCAAGGCTCATATTACACCGTTCCCGACTCTTATTGATTCGCTTGGACCAACGGCGTACACGGCGTTTGTCGAAGGCGGTCGTAAGGCAGAGAACGACGACAACCGCGAGAGGGAAGCCTATGTAGACGAGGTTCGAGAGGCGACGCTTGACGCCATTCGGAAGCATATCAAGCCAGCGAGACGCGCGTTGTACAAGCGCCTTTTAGAGCGTGTTATCGTCGGCAAGGTTACACCTGACGAGGCGGTGGCGGCGAAGAAGTTATCTCCGTTCCTCAAGGGCACTCGCAAGGGCGTAAACACTGTTCCATTTGAGACTCAAGCCGGTGACACGATTCACCTTACGCCAATGGAAAGAGTACACCTTGCCGGGCATTTGTACGATATCGACACTCGGTACAACGCCGAACAGCGCGGCGCTGAAGGCTTTGTTCTTGAAATCAATGAGACCATGCCGTTCAGGTGGAGCAAGAAGGATTCAGAAGCGTTCATTGACAGCTTGACTCCGTTTGAAATGGCGATGTTCAAGTTTACATCCAAGCAATACAACGGAAGACTTGCCGACGATTTGGACGCCGGGACAATCCAGAGTTTCGGACACCGGGGAGCACGGCGTAGTGGATGTTACCAGCCGCGAAGAACATCAGGCGTTGATCGTGAGACCGACATTGCGTCTATGCTGGGCTTCCACCGCAAGTCTGTTGAAAACATGGACATTCTCAAGCCGCGTGTGGAACCGCACTTGAGGCCGATTGTGATACGCGATGCGTTGGAGGCGTATATAGAGCAAGTCAATAAGGTTCTTACGATCAAGCACAAGGCCCGCTGGTCAAGGGATCTGAAAGTATTGGTAGGCAGTCCTGAGTTCAAGGAGTTGGCGCTTAAATTCACAGGCCCCGTTGAACCCGGAAGCACAATGTCAGTGCTTGGCCAGTACCTATTGGATTTGGATCAGGCGTTTATAGGCGGTTTGCGTCCGGCGTCAAAGGCTGGGCTACTCACTCGCGGCGGCATGTGGGTTACTGATCGTGTCGCTACCGGTCTGGTGGCTCTGTCCCACCTGAAGAACTATCTATCTCTGGCGAACATACTTCTGGTTCAGGACAGGGACGGGAGCACGATATCCCTAAAGCATGTCGTCAAGGGCGTTTTGCGGTACATGAAAAAGGCGAAGCGGATAATGAAGAATCATGCTTTCTTCCGCGAGCGCCAAGGAGATATGAGATATCAAACAGGTATGTTGGGCCAGTCAACAATTCTTGGCAATGATGGTTACGTTCATTCTCTGAGCAAGCGCGAATTCATCGGCATTCTTAGTGCTGAGGAACGCATCAGCGCAATCCACGTCGCTATTGCGTTGGCAGAGGCAGACGGCAAGGGCTTGACTGGCAAGGCGGCAGAGCGTTACGCCCTGGACAAGGCGGAACGATGGGTACGAATGGACAATAACCCTTCATCTGTTCTGGACTCGACACCGACGATGCTGGAGGCTCGCCAAAGCCTTTGGACGCGCATGATGGCAATGTTCACTTCGCAGATTGCGCAGAACATTGACCAAATATTGAGGGCTATCAAAGCAAAGCGGTATGCTGCCGTGGGCGGATACCTAGTGCTTTCCGGGATATCGTGGGCTGCCATAACCAACTTCCGCCGTTGGATGTGGAGGGGCGGCGAAGAATCTGATCGTGAGAAGGCCCGTAAGGACATGACTGAGGAAGACGCCACGTTGGATCGCATTAAAGAATGGGTGCTTGATGCGGTAGAAGGCATGGGGAACACTGTAGGCCTTGACGGGGCTGTTGCCGTATTCCGTAGACTAACTGGTGAGAAGAAGCATGCAACCTTCGGATCGGCTGGCGAAGCGTTTGCTGGACCGCCGGGACAGGTTGTCGGGGACACGCTAGACGCTGCGGAAAATATCACATCGGCCATCGGCAAATATATGGAGTCTGGCACTGACGCCGAGAGAAACAAGGCGCTTGGTACAATAACATCGAACATGTTGAAAGTTGGGCTTGGCGCAAGCACTGTGGCTGGCGTTCCGGCGTCTGCGCCATTCCGATACGTGCGTGGCTTGTGGCGATTTGTGGCCGGCCAAGGTGATGAGGCACAGGCACAGAAGGCTATCAGAGAAGGATTAACCCAAGTCGCCAGAGGCGAGACCGATCTTACCACACTGGCGTTCCACATTGAGAGAGAGCATTCGGTAAGGAGCAAGGTTCTGTACGCTGAGGCGAGAAAGGTATCACAGAAGTGGAAAGATGCGGCATTGAAGCATGCTCGTTCTGGTGATATCGAACGCGCCGCGCAGTACGCTGCTGGTTATCGCAATCTTGGTGGTGATGTTGGCGACTGGTATTACAGGTTGGAGGCCAAGCAGGAAGAAAAGGCCGAATCAGCAAAGACGATATCGAACATCGGCAAGGCTCTTGATATCGCGTGGCCCCAGTGGCGTTCTGATGAAAGCGCGATCAAAGGCCAGCTTCGAACACACGTTCGAGACCTCGTTGGCGGCAATGCAACACGAGATGACATCAAGCTCCGGGTGGAACAGATAGCGGACAAGCATGACTTGAATTACATAGATGTGCTCAAGCGGTTCGACGGCATGGTATCAGCCCACGTAGCTCAATTGACCGGCAAGGCGTCAAAGGCTGCTATTGATGGCGATTCGAAGGCCCTTGCCGAGATTCTGGCGCAACGTGACAACGTGATATCCTCACGGGCGGCGATCATTGATTCACTTATCAGACAGCGTAAATCAGGGAAGATCACGCAGGCACAATATGAACGCGCCAAAGGCATGATATTGGAGGCCAAATGAAACGACCCAAGCGAATAGACAAGGTTCCCATTGCCGGGCCGCTTGCGCCCATGGAATGGTACGACCAGGATTCGATAGTCCGGGCTATCAATGACCTGAATGAATGGACGTGCCGGGTATACGCTGGCGCTCTTGTCGATCATCGATCACTGGTTGCCGGTGAAGGAATCGCCGCGGTTCAGCTTGCGCCGGGTTGCCCATTGACGATCACGGATCAGGGGATAGCGTTCAACTACGGTGACGCGCAGTTGAATCACTACATTGCTTCAGTGGCCGGTTCCAGCTCATCCAGCGGCATCGTGCTGGTCCAAAACTCCAGCGGCTCGGCCGTTGACAGGTTTGGAATCCTCGGCATTGATGCCCCAGCCATCCTGCCGGAACAAAACGCCGTTGAATTCGAAAACCGTGTGGTTCTTGACTGCATTACCCCTTCCCTTGCCGATCATGCAGGTCGTTTTGTCATCCTGTTGGAACCTCTTGCAGATGGCCAAATCGGCAGGGCATGGGCTGCCGGCGTCTGCCAGGTCAAGCTCAATGTTGCTGAAGATGAGGACTGGCGTTATGCCGACGTGGCCGACGGCGAGTCGGGCTATCTTGAACCTTCAAATACCGGATCCGCCGCTATTCTGTGGCGCGAGGGCGGAACAGGCGAGCAGTGGGCAGTTGTGAGACTGGGCGTTGCGCCCACTGAAATCATTCCATGCCGTATTGCCAGTTCAGCCGCAATTGCCGCCGCCAACAACGGGCCCAGTTCGTCAACCACTGAATGGACCTACAGCGTTACACCTGTTTCGCTGGACGTCGCCAGTGGGGACGTAACAACCACCGACCTCGCCAAGCCTGTCATAACGACCGCATATAACGGAATGGAAAAAGGCAATCGGAGCGTCTCTAGTGGCGGCACCTTTGGCAACGGCGTCAAGTACGATGACCTGGACGACGATGACGTGACCGGCTCATTGCAGGCTGTCAAGGCTGGCACAATAGTGGAAGTTCGGCTGTTTGCGGGGTCAGACGGCAACACATACGGCCTGTTCTCCTCGCCAAACGGCGTAAGCGTTGAGTGCGACGAGGAAGAATAATCATGAGCCTTTTGGTAAAGAAGAAATGTTGTTGCGGTGAGCCAGTGTATGAACTTGGTTTGTGCGGGGTTAAAACTTATGTATTGAGAACTAAATATACTTGGTGGGTTGCTGCGCCGAGTTCTAATCCTTTCTACACTGATGGTTACTGGATTGACTCTATTGGTGGCAGGAGTTATTTGCGATGGGCGACCGGTGTTACGATTTTGGACAGTTTAGCATTGTTGCCATATACAGAGAATCTTCGCACAGACACCGAAATGTCAGTTATTGCAGGAATGGCTTGGTATCCTCTTGAGTATCATCCATCTTTGTTTCATATCGATTATGTGAGTTATCCGCCAGATGACCCTGCGTATGACACAGCCGTGATTCCTGGTTCCTTTGAGGCTGGTCAAGTGTTATATCCCTCGCTAATGCCGGTGTCGCGCATATGCCCATCCCCATCAGCACTGGATGTGCCTCCGGCAGGGATGGGTGTTCCATCAGGCGCAAGGATGATCGAGTTGCGTGGTCAGTTTGAGGTGTCTGAAGATATATTGCCTGAAGGTGTCACTGTTGATCCAACAACAGTCGCAACGCAAGATATCTACTTGCGTGTGCCAGACTATGACGTAGTCATGGTAATGCCAAGTTTTGTTTCCACCTATAACAGGGTCTGTGCAACATGGATAGATGGCACATTGAAGGAACGCCGGCGTGGAAAGTTTATGTATGATGCGTTTTACGCGTTGCATGACGCAACGCTGCGATATGTGCATGACCCAGTATCGGTCCAGTTCAGTGGCTGGACTTACAATGCAGCCTATGTAATATTAACTGCCAATACGTGGATGCACATACAACAAAGCGCAATTCTTAAAGGCGCCATTCACCTTCAGGATAACAATTCATTCGACCTATACATGTGGCCCATTGCCGACGAGGTGCCAACAGCATGGCAGACGGAACCGGAAAACGTGCGAGTACAGATAAGGAATGCGTAGGCGGCAACCGCTATATGCCTGTCGCTGGCAAAAAGTGCAAACAGTGCCGCCATGCTGATATGTGCGCGGTCGCTCACCTGCCCAAATGCCTACGCAAGCGTGCATGGGCAGGCGACGCCCGATACCCCATTCCTGCTGATTGCCCTGCGAAGTCATGAGCGAGCAATAGCGAGTCGAAGGGGTTAGTCGCGTAGCAGGGCTATTCCCGACGACTGCCCGGCAAAAGCGATTCCTCCAGTTCCTTGATCCTCGCCTTGATCTTGTCGGCTATATTCTGGAGCCTTTCTATGTCGGCTTCTTTCTCGGGCTGTGACGTGTAGGTCCGCTTGCCACGATAATCAACGCCAGAGCTCCCCGTCACTTTGCCGGCCTGTGCCTGCGTGACATTCTTTTCAGCTTCAACCAGTGCTCGCTTCTGCCTTTCAAGTTCCGCCCTGCGTTGCGTCTCGCTGGCCTGCGGCCTTCCCGTCTTCCTGCCGTTTGTGGCCTGGCCCTGTTCTGCCCGGAGCTTCTGGTTTTCGGCCTGGGCCTTGGCCAGTTGTTCCTTAAGCTGCTCGTTCTCTTTGGCCAGCTTGGCGCACGCAGCCCGCAGGGCGGTGATTTCATTGTTCATCGCCTCGACGGTGGCCGGCGAGATTGTGCCCGCCGCCGGCGCCGTTGCTGGCTGCGTGGTTTGTGCCAAGACTGAAGATGCAATTGCCAGAAGCATCATCGCTGCCAGTCCTGAGCATTGCAGTACTGAGCGAAGTCGAAGTAGTCAGCCCACGCTCCTTGGCCTTGGCCTCAAGCTCCGCCAGTTTGGTTTTCACAACTGCGAGCGTTTCCTGCGCCACCTTCATGTCGGCGCCGCGCCCGTTGGGGCCGTCCACGGCTCTATAGTATCTACGGCCATCACGGATGACGTATTTTCGTTTTATCGACGAGTCATAGCCTGAATCAGTGATTGCGTCCAATTCAGCCTGCGCCGCTTCCACCTGTTTCTTCGCATGTTCGATCTGTCTGGCCAGTCTTTCATCCTCCGCCTTCTGCTGTTTTTCTTTCGCCACCTGGCGGATCTGTTCAGGCGTCAAAGCGCCAGCCCTGATCGTATTCGAAGTGGCCGGTTGGGTCTGCGGCTGGCTGCTTTGGGCGAATACTCCAGTTGCAAGTGTAACGACTGTGAGAATCTTGATTGTCAGTATCCGCTTCATGGCATGATCCTTTCAACATGGATTGTAGTCTATAAGTGGTGTCCGGGCAAGGCAAAACCATGGTGTTGATATCGGCAATATGGTGGACGGCTGAAAACGTGTCTTGTAACTCCTTGCCATTTTTAGACTTAGGCAAATTTGCTATGCAGGGGGATTTTTTGCTTGAAGATATTGGGATTGAGTGGAGAATTGTGGATGGCAACGGGCGGCATGGAGTCGCCTGGAGAATCAGGGATGATTACGACAATACGACATTCTGAAATTGGTGCGGCTTCTTTTGCCGGAAGCTCCCTGATTCAAGTAGCACCATTTAAGCAGCCCCGGACTAAACCCTGGGGCTGTTTTATTTTGTACATAGTCTGGCCGGCGGCGCGTAATGAAAACGCTCCGTGCCAATCAGGCAGCAAACCTTCACTGACCCCATGCGCATGTAACCCGGGCAAGCTAAGCGACACCGATACGGGCAATATCGTTGGTGCTCCGCGTACGGCAAGCTTGTCAGGCATGGGCGGGTGAATCGGCCCGGACGCCTAAAAACACCGGTAAATCGAGCATTTCCCGAAAATGGGGATTGCCCGTTAGGAACACCGTCTGCGCAGAAATAACTAAACCGCAAAACGAAAGCGAGAAACAGCATGAAACCGTACCTTGAATTGAAGATTTGGACAGATGGCGGATCGCGTGGCAATCCCGGCCCGTCTGCCGGTGGTTATGTAATACGTGACGCCAAGTCCCGCTTGATTGAAATGAAGGGCGTGTACGTTGGCGAAGCGACATGCAACCAAGCAGAATACGCCGGTCTAATTGCGGCCCTGAAAGCTGCGCATGTCCTGAATGCTACTGATGTTACTGTACATGCTGATTCAAAGCTTATCGTGTGCCAAGTCGGTGGTTCATGGAAGGTCAAGAATCAGGGTTTGTTTGCCATGTACGACGAGGCGCGGGCGTTGGCAAATGGCTTTGAGTCGTTCCGCATAATACATATCCCACGCGAACAGAATGCTTTGGCTGACGAGATGGCGAACAAGGCCATGGACCGAAAAGCGGCGGTCGCCGAGGCTTGCTAACCCCCTTCGATAGAGTATCCAAGCCCCTTGCAAGCCTCTTAATTCCCTCTTAAATCCCTCTTGTGGCGCTTCGGTAACGTTGCCAGCGTTACGCAAGCGTTACAATGCCAGTTTTGTTAGCACCGTTAACTCCTGTTAACTCTGTTAACTTCCGTTAACTCCTGTTAACTCTGTTAACTTCCGTAGTCACTGTCCCGGCGCAGTGGGGCAAAGTGGGGTGAAGTAGGGTGAAGTTGCCGCCACTTGCCGTTACTTCAGTCCGAACAACCACTTCCTGACATACTCGGCTACCGCCCGCAATCGATCATCGGAGATACGCTCTCGGTATCTTGCCGCCATGCCTTCCTGCTGGTGTCCCATCATCAGCGATATCGCCGGGAAGTCCTTAGTCTCATCGGCCACAGTCTGGAACGTGTGCCGGAGAGAGTAGAACCCGATCCCCGGTCGATGAACCCCGCATTGGATAGCCAAGCGCCTGAACTCCAGCCCCACGGAATCAACCGGCTTGCCTGCTGGTGATTCGTGGGTGTACGCCTGAAGTCGTTTGGTGACGAACACACGGTCCTTAATTTCATCGGGAACGCCCTTAGGACGACGTAGGCGGGCTTCTGATAGTGCGGATAGTGTTTCCGGCCACAGGATGCCCCTGCGGTCCTCTCCGGTCTTGGGGAGCGGGAAGTCCAGAATATCCCCGACGAGGTGCTTGTCCTCCATCATTCCGCAATCGGTGTTGCCCAGACCACAGTTGATCCCGAGAAGGATCATGGCGCGAAGGGGTAGCAGTTGCCCCCACTTTGCTTCTTGAGCCGCGTCAAGGAGCTTCAGGATTTGGGGGGCGGTCAAATCCTTTGGTCCCGATTTACGCAATGCCTTGCGCCTGAGCTTGGCTGATGGTAGATCGAAAGCGCCGCCGTAGTTGACGGGCTTGTCTATCAACCCGGCGGTGTACGCCCACTTAAAGATCGACCGTTGGCGAACGATGATGTTGGTTGCGGTAGTGGCGTTTGACCTGGTGGCGCGGAGCCGGAGCCGGGCAAACGATTCAGGGGTAAGCTGTTCGACGGTGACTACCCTGCCGAGACAGTCCAGGATCGTCTTGCCCTCGCGGACGTAATCGTTGTACTGCCGCCGGCTAATGTCCCCGGCTTCAAATCGTGCAAGCTGGTGGACAAGGAACCGGTTAACCAACTCGTCGAGCGAACACCCGCGGGTGTTCGGCGGAATCACCCCGGCAAGCAGATGATCGCGGGCTTGGAGATATCTCTCGAGCGCCGCATTAGGATCGGCCCACACTCCAAAGTAGTGGTTGCGGCCCCGGATCTTTTTCACCCACTGGCCGCCCCGGTGCGGAAACAAGGGGAAATCGGGGTAGGGTTTCACTGGCCGGCGGCGCTTCAGGTGTTCTTTCAGGTGTTCGCGCTTCGTTTTCATGCTGTTCCAGAATTGCTGTAAGTGCTTGTCATTACTGGACTACGCCCGACAGGATTCGAACCTGTGACCTGCGGTTTAGGAATCTGATTTGCGACCCGGTCAAAACCTCAATGATTTGCCGTAAGTCGCGCATCTTACTCAAGATATAGACCTACCCTAAAACCTGACAAATACAACAAAAGTGCCCTAAAATGCCGTGTTCAGGTGTTCGGGTGTTCTCCGTAATCGACTTCCGGCACGCGCCCATATCTCGTGCTGTTCATCCTCCAGCCGGTCGTACCTCTCGGATATCTCGGCCAACAACTCCGCGCGTGTGTGATTATCCATGGCCCGGAACAGATTCAGCAGCAGCGCCTCTCTCGGATCGCGCATAACAACCACCCTTCGACCTGTGACCCGGATCACCCTGATTTGTCTTCTGCATGGTGCTGCTTGTCCAACAAACGGCTGGCCAGCGCCAACAGATCAGCCCGGCCCACATCATCCAGCATGTGAAATGTGTCCCGCAAAAACTTCTCGCGCGGATCGGACGATGGTTCTACTTCGGATGACATCAACTCTTGAATCGAAACGCCCAGCGCATCGGCAAGACGTTGCGCCAGCTTGCGCCCGGCGTTCTGCGTGCCGTTCTCAACCTTGCTGATGGTGTTGTTGTGCACGCCCACCATATCGGCAAGCTGCAAGCCCGTGAGCTTCCGCGACTTCCTGAGCCGCCTCAATTTGTCGGGATCCACTCTCAAGGTTCGGTCCAACATATCATTTTGGGAGTCAAGTGCAATATTTTTTTTTGCTCATAAGTCTAGGTTCTCCCGAAACTTGCGGCGAAAACATCCCTAATCTCCAATAAAAATCACACATTCTCTGTTGCAATTCGGAGAAGATCTCCGATAATTCGTCATCATAGGAGTTCAATTCATGAGACACGCAGCAAAGAAGCAAACAGTAGGCGTGCAGTTCCTGATGGATGAGGTTGCGATTCTCGACCTTGTGGCTGCGAGGCTCAATAAGGCGTGCCCAAAAAGGTCAGACGCGGTTCGTCATTTGGTTGAAGTTGGCCTTCTCCATAGTCCTCACAGTGATCAGAACAGGCCATCCGTAGCAGAAATCCCCGCATCCATGGGTGTCAATGGCTCGACCGTAACCCATGGTCGCAAATCTGTCAAGAGGCAAAAGTGAAAAAATATTCTCAGGTACATGGAAGTGCCATGGGTGCCAGCGCGGCGGCGGGCGAGCTTGTACAGTCGGATATGCCTGCCGACCGCGCTAAATATTACTCACCAGCGCAGATTGCAGAGATGTACGGGGTAGGTGTCCAGCGGGTGTTAGGCTGGATTCGTAGCGGGGAACTGGTCGCCATGTGTGTGTCGGTGTCCAGCAAATCGCAGAAACCACAGTTCAGGGTAAGTGCTGATGCGCTGGATCAATTCCAGAGAGCGCGGACGGCTACGCCATTCCGCCCCGTTCGCAGGCCGAACTATCGAAGAATCATCTAACCAGAAAGGGAATGATATGGCAGACAAAAAGAACAACACCGGCCACCGCAACACCGGCTACTGCAACACCGGCAACTACAACACCGGCGACTGCAACACCGGCTACCGCAACACCGGCCACTACAACACCGGCCACTACAACACCGGCGACTACAACACCGGCTACCGCAACACCGGCCACTGCAACACCGGCAACTACAACACCGGCCACTACAACACCGGCGACTACAACACCGGCTACC